GTTCACATGTTTCCGATAATCACAGGTGCCAGGCAACCCTTGCTCTTTCTTGAGTTTGAGGTAGGCAATGCGCATTACGATGGCGTTAAAAATAGAATTTATAACGACAGTAAGCGGATTGCCGGAAGGCTGAGAATGTGTCTGTCGGATCACTTCACCTTTTACGAGAACGTCTGCGTTACACAGGTGTTCCCATAGGGTGGAGCGAATGAGAGCGTTCTCAGGTCCATCACCATACCATTCATTGATCTTGTCGCAAATCTTTACCAGAATTTGCATGAGAAGAGAACCTCAAAGTTGGAGAAATCTCCAGCAATCATGTGGTTTCCTTTCTCAAGCAAACGATGGGCAAGTTTGGTCCATTCCAATGAATAGGGGTTGATGCCAACGGCGATGCCATTGTCAATTCGGTTTCGCATTATGTGGGCTGAGAAGTCCAGAAAATACTGTCGAATAGCAATGACAAGGTGTTGAGGGCAAGCTTCGAATACACGAGTCTTGCCAGCATCAACCTTGGCGATAGGTCGTTTCTCATCTTTGAGAGTAGCGAGGGAAATAGCACTTCCTCGGATTCCTTTACGAGAATTGTCCAACAATTCAAGAACATCAGCTTTTAATACTGGATGATCCAAAATGTAGGTTTCGTCAGATCCGAGAAAAGCAGTCTTTCCTTTGTGTTTGTTGTTGAGGTTGTAGGGGTATCCGGGAGAGGTAGTACGATTAATAGGTCGCTTGTACGGGTCTCCTTCGACACCAACTATGGCCTCCTCGTAAGAGTGCACGATTCCTGTTCCGTTTTGGGGTAAGCCAAAACCTTGGAACACGTCATGAGCAGCAATTTCGAGAAGGTCAGAGTCGATGTACGTCTGTCCTCCCATGATCTTCTTGATTCCTTTTTCCATAGGATCTACAAGTTCGTCGTCTACCATCACAGGCCTTAAAAAGGCTGGTTTGGTAACGTGTTCTTGGACTTGATCGAAGATCAGGGAAGGAGCCAATTGGGTCTTCACGGGAGCGGTCGGAGCTCTGGCAGTACCTATTGATAAACAGTCACCGACACTCAGGAGGCTAGATTGATAAGCAGGATCAACCCAGCTCTGAGTGTACGGCAACCTTCCATCAATGAGGTATTGTTTTGGAATGCCAAAAGCTTCGACGTGTTCTTTCAGAGCGGACTCGAGTAATTGACGCGTTGTTAAGGCGCCTAATGCAAGAGCGCCAGCTCCTCCAGCAACATGGAAGCCAATCAACTTTGAGTGAATCAGAGAGTTTTGGATGGAGAGCAAAGCTCCA